CCATGGCTATTGCTTGCGATCGTTCAGCATCTCTATCACTTTACCCTCTATGACTTGCAAGTCATCTAGCAGCTCTCTGGCGTTCTCGACCTCGCACAGCTCAAAACACCAACGCACAGCGGTGTAATCCAGGCCAATTACTGACCCACTGCTAGCCCGCCACTGAGTCTGCACACGCATAAACATCGTGACAGCAGGCCAGGCCGCAGGGATCACCTCAAAATCCCTAACGCGTTTTTTCTCTGGGATTTGAAGCCCAAACAGCTTCGCATCCTCAGAGGTGTCGTCAATCTCTACGCCACCGCACCAATACTCGGCGGCGCCAATTAGTTTTTTCGCTTCTCCTCCACAAGCGAATTGAAGTAAGCCTCAATAAGACAGCCCGCCATCATGGGCAGCTCCAACAGCTGTGCCTTAGAGCCTTTGCTGTATGGGATGACCTCACCATCGCTGTCAACGATGCCCTCCCATCCCACAAGCACCTCATCAGCAATGCTTAGATCACTGATGTCAGCGGCACTCGAATCGTTGTCGATCCGCTTTTGCGCTAGCTCCTGAATTTCATTAATGCGAGATTGAGGCAGGCGCTTGAACTCTGCCTCAAACTCTTGCTTTTCCCGGCGACCTCCAGAGACAGGCTGGCGATAGGTGATGGGCCAGCTGTAAGAGTCAGAGTCCTTGAGGACAAGCGCCATTAAGTGAATGCCAAGCTCATCTCATTATTGCCTGCCGATGTTGGCGTGGCAATGTATGGCAGCGTGAGCATCTGGATTCCATCCTGGTCGCTGTAAGAAGGTCCACCTAGGTCAATCTGAGCAGCGGTGAAGGTGACGATATTGCCGCCAGTGCTGCCGTGCTGGAAAGTCAAGTTTCCAGTGCTGGTGCCAGTTGCATCCGTAAAGAAGTTGTGAGTTGCAAGAGTGGTGGCCTCTACAACACACTCGCCAGATGGCTCACGATTCACAATGTCGATGCTCTTTGTGCCACCAACTAGCTCGCGATAAACCACCTCATTGGCAAGCTCAAAGCTCAGAGATTGCACGGCGCCGGCATAGCTGAACACCTGGAAGCTAGAGGTGTTGCCATTTTTGAAGACCAAAGGAGCCGCTTGGTTGCTGTAAGTCGGCGCACTAATTGCAGTGTCAGTTGGTGCGTTGAAAACCCCAGTCATCTCAAAAGAGATGAAGGGAATAGCTCCAACCTCACAATTCAGGCTAAAAGTGCCACGGCAGCCAGTCGCCTTATGGAGAACACCATCATTGTTGAAGTAGATGGTGACAGAGCTTGGCGTTGCGTCACTATTTGGCGCATAGGTCACGCTGGTGTCTGCCACAGTGGTGGCAGTACAGCGGCAAGCCTCAAGCAACGGCCCATAAGCCGGAGCCGTGCCAGCGGTGCCAGAACCTGCCAGCTCAACCTCAAAGTTGAGCAACACGCGTTGCTGAGCCAAGAGCTGATCAGCTTGACCCAGGAAAGGACGAACAAGCTCACGGTTGACGGTTTCAACCTCAAGAGGCGTCACCTCAACATTGCGCACCAGAATCGCATTGCTGCCTACTTCTGGTGTGGGGTCGGTTCCATAAGTTGATTCTGTCTCGGCCAGAATCATCCGCTTTCTAGACAGCAGGGGCATGACTCCGCCGGCAGTTTTGCTATGTCGATCTTAGCAAGCTCAACCAGAGGTGAGATCTATTAATTCGGTCCGGTATTTGACAACAAAATTCATCCCGATGACACCAGCTGGCTGGTCAGCGTCGATCTGCTCAAAGCTCACCGGCCCGGGCTCAACATCGATCGCATACCCACCTGCGGTGAGATCATTCAGCATCTTGCTATGCACGTCTTCCACGATTGGATCAGCCGCTTGATCAGGAACAGAAGAACGCACAATGATTGAGACGCGAACGCCTAAGCTCCAGTCCAGACGATCAAGCCGCAGGCTGTATTCAGGCGTATCGCCTGTTGGCTCAATCACCAACGCAGGTGACTCGCCCCGGCTCAAAGGAACAACGCGGCTGCGATAAATCCGCGAGCCAACCTGAGTGGTGCCAGAAAGACTTGAGGCAATATCGGCCAGAATTGATTCGCGCTTTGTCGTCATGTCTTCTGAAGCGTGATTTCACAGAGAAGCCCGTCCCCTAACAGGCGTGTCTCTCTCACGGTGTAATCCACTGAATCGACAGTAATTGCATCATCTGCCGTCAGTGTTCCAAATTCAGAAGCCTTAGCCGTGATCTGGTAGTCAGTAGACAAAACCATTCCACCGGCTAAGACCTGATCAGGCTGATCAAACAAGACCTTTCCGGTCGTGTCACCTGCCGTAGCAGACACGCCGAAAGGATTGTCAAAAAAGACATCCAGGTCGTTGCTTAGGAAATCAGCTAACGCCATCAGCCTTAGGTTTGCGGGTGCGTTTTGGCTTGGCCTCCTCGGCCTTTGCTTCGACAGCTTTGCCCATGGTGATTAGCAAAGCGCCGTCTTTGTCAGACACGTCATAAGTCTGGCCGGCCTCAAGAGCCTTGCCAGATGCCATGACGCCTCTTGTGCAGGTGATTTTCATAAGAAAAAAAGGGGCTGTTGCCAGCCCCCTCCCCGTTATCAAGCGGTGGTGATGTCTTCGATGCTTGCGAAGGACTGAGCATGGCGCACAGCAACATCGAAGGAGATGATGCCGCGAACCGAGCTAAGAGCCTTGGCGAAGTCGTCAGAATCTTCACCAACAACGATCTCAAGACCGTTGCCGTAGAAGCCAACCATTGCCTGGCTGAAGTCACCAGCAACCAGAGCCGAGCAAACCTCAGAGCTAGTGCCCTTGGTGAGGTTTGAAGGGATCGCGTTGGTGGTGGCGATCGGGTAGCCGTTGAGGGTCAGAGGCGTGGGGCCGCGACCGATGGCTTGCAGATCAGAGTTGAACAGGAAGGAACCATCACCGGTGGTGGAACCACCAGCGCGCAGTTTCTTCAGGCCAGCAACAACCTTGGCGTTGGTGACATACGCCATAGCGTTGCCCACCAAGGCGTTGTCCTGCAGGATCTCAGTCTCAAGATCCACCACCTTCTCCATGGTCAATGCACCACCGTTGGTCCCCATGGCGACGGAGCCGATGCCCGACACGTTGCGGATACCGGTGGGCTGACCGGAGGAACCGGAGCCGTTGATGATGGCTGAATCCAGAGCGGCCAGGATGCCGTCGGTCAGGTCAGTGCGGACCAGGCTCTCAATGCCAGGGGTGGCCTGGATAAGAGTTTGGCGGCTGTACTTGGACAGTGCTGCCAGGTTCTTAGGTGACATGGTCACCTGATCAAACGTGGACTCAGACTGCGTGATGGCAGTGGTCTCACTGCTCAGGTAGTAGGTGGAAGCAACACCAGAGCGGCGAGGAATTGCCACATCACCGACAAGGCCGGTCATGCTGCGAACGCCAAGACCCATCACCGGGGATGCGTTCCGCAGAGCCTCGATGAAGTCATCAGCCAGCAGGTCGGTCTCAACCAAATTGCCGCCAGTGGTGGCGCCGCTGGTGACGTAGGTGGCGCGGGTCAGTGCGCTGAACGGAACGTAGAAGGAACGCTCAGAGCTGGCGGAAAGGCCAGAGCTGCGCATGACTTCCTGGCTCAGTTCGCGAACCAGACCGGCACCGCGTGAGGACCAATCACCGGTCAGCATTGCGCGGAGACCATCAGCAATCTGATAGTTGCTGTGATCGCGCTTGTCGAGTTCAACAGGCTTGACGCTTTCGACAGGCTTGGCGCCGAGCTTTTCCAGAACGGCAGCGCGGGCTTCGTCGATGGAGCGGCCACCCTCGATGAGTTGCCGGCCCATATCTTCAAGATCGTGCTTAGAGCACAGGGCGGAAATGCTAGCGATGCGGGAACGCTCAGCCTCAGCGGCTTCGGCCCGCACCTGCTGCAGATCAGGTGCAGTGTTTTCCATTGCAGGAACAGATGGGATAGGTGCTGCCGAGGCAGCTTTTTCGGTTTCGGAGTCCACTAAGGAACGGCCGATTCCGACCCCCGGATCAGCGGGGATCGAAACAACCGAGACCTCGTAGGGCCTCCAAGATGTGGCAACAAAGTTGCCACCCTCTCGCTCCTCCATTTTGTCAATGGAGTAGCCGAAAGAGACATTTCGGAGAATGCCATCTTTCACATCGCTCAGAACTTCCTGAGCGAATTCATTGCGGCTAAACCGCACTTGCGTGTAACCCCGACG